CACTTCTGACGCTCCACAGTCCACAGGGAGCTCAGGAGCGTACCGAACGCAAAGAGGCTCAGGAACCCGAGGGGCCCCACCAGGCTCTTGGGGAGGTCCTTGGCGACCAGGGTGAGCAGGATGGCAAGCACGTACCAAAACTTGAGGAAGGACCGGCGCCAATCCTGGACACACGGACAGTGGCGCGTCTCGAGGCTCATGGCCCATGAGAGACCGACGGCATTCACCAAGAGGGCCGGAATCTCTGGAGTCATTTTTTACTCTTTACAAATAATTTATTCACTATCGTATTCGGACTCGTCGCTCTGGATCAGGGCCCACTTACCAAACACGTCTTCGTCCTCGTCCTCAGAGTCACTCACCCTGAAGACGCTGAATTGAGTCTTTTTTTCAAACGGTCTTGGGACGGAAATTTTAGAATAAAAAACGCTGAACGTGTGATCGTCTGGGACCCAGGGCTCGGGCTCCGTTGTCATGATGGAGTCGGCCCTCTCTACAAATTACAGGCCTTTTCAACTGCCGACTTGAGCGCACGTTCCGCGGGCGAGTCTGGTTCCCATGCGTCCCACGTATCTGCACACTCATTCACTTGGACAAGTTGAGGGTCCGAGCCCTCGTACCGGGTCCAAAGAGATTCATCGGCGTCAGCCGATGAAGACCCGTCAGCGTCAGCCGATGAAGACCCGTCGGACCCCTCACTTCCCTCAGACTCCTCATAGACCTCGGGGAACAAAGACCCTACGTGTTTCCCCGTGACGTTCCGGGCCGCAAACATCATGCCCATGTGCATGTCCTTGGCCAGGACCACGTCGCGCCCACACCCCTTGGCATAGTGACCTGCTATGACCATAGCCGACTCCATAACGGGCAAAAATATGTCCATAGCAGCCTCTTCCATTAAGTGTCCAGAGTCTCGTGCCCTTAAGGCAAGTTCAGGATGTACCCGTCGTCGCCCGAATTATCAAATTGGTTCTTGATCGACTCGAACCCGTTGACTTCAAGGAATGTATAGTGTCTGGCCCAGATGGTCAGGATCCTTGGCTGCAGATTCCATGCCGGCAAAGGTTTTAAAAAGAAATCAAAATATTGATTTTTGAGTCGGCCAAAATTCACGGACCCCGCGGGCCGGGACCCTTCTGGGTCGAGAGAGAATGAGTACATGTAGTACGGCCTGAGAGGGACGCGCGTGTGGTAATCCAAGAACTGGGCCGTACCCAGGTACAGGTACGTCCCCCATGTCGGGTCTATCCGGAGCGCTTCGTTAAAATACATGGCCATGGAATTCAACTGATTCACGTTTGCAAAGGCGGCCGAGAACCCTAGGGTCGTCGTGGACACGGCGCTACTGTTCGAATAGTCGTACCAGTAGTCGTAGCCCTGCGCACTCACCTGATTCTTCACCGTAAAGAAAAGTTCCTTGATGGGGTGCAGAAAGTTTGTGACGCACCGAACGTTTGCGGTCGTCGTGGGCACGGTGTACTCGGCCCTCTGAATGCTTTCACACACGTACGTGATTGGTCCGCGCTTACGGATCCAATCCCTTTCCTTTTCACTCAGGACGACATACTCGACCAAAAAGTGGAATTGCATATTCAGGGTCGAGTTGATGCTTGGAGACGTGAATGCCGAACTGGGCCTGAGGACCACGCGGAAGCGCATATCGGGCACGACGGGCAGACCTTTGGCCAAACACGAAAAGGGTAAAGGGACCGTGTACCGCGTGGACGGGATATACACAGCCCCGGGAATGTTCGGGCCCGTGATATTCGTCAGGCCGGACTGTTGAGCCGTGGGAACTTCACACCCGTTCAAAAGACTTATGTATTCGCCCCAGAGCCTCTCCACGAGTTGCGTACCCGAATACAATTCGACAAAATCAACCATGAGGAGACCAGCCTGTGGTAAAAAGTCCGTTAGACCCTGAGGCACATTCAGGTCGAACCGGAGAAACATGGCGGTCATGAGGTCCCCGTTCAGGGGCAAGGTTGTGAACGTGTCTGTTCCGTACTGGGGCGCGTTTTCAAAAGACACGTCGATGACCCGAGACGCAAAGAGTCCTTGGGCCACGTACTTTTCTTTAAAAAACGTAATTTCAGGTTCTCCTGAAAGAATAATGTCCGCTTGGCCTAATTGAGCCAGAACCTGACGGCCGGCCATTCCTACCATCCAGGGGGAAAAGAAACCGGGGCGCGCCAGCGCCCCCCTTTTCCACGTGAATGTGCGGGACCTTCAAGAGGCTCAATACATTTTCACGAAGTGAGACTTGATGGAGTCTCAGGAGTCTCAGAGGGCTCAGTGCCGGGGCGCTCCGCGCCCCCCTCACTGGTACAAGATCCCCGCAAGTCCATTCTCGACCCGGAGGACGTTGTATGACGTGGCCATGATCCGTAGCTGTTTCGTGGCAAGGCTCGACATGGTCGGGAGATTCAATTGGAACTTCTTTTGGTACACGCGACTCATATTCAGGGACCCGGACGGTCGCGGGTCTTGGGGGTTCCGGGCAAAGGCCAAGAGGTGGAGCACGCGGTTGGGCTGGCGCGAATGATACATCAAAGGCCCTATAAATCTCAAAAAGTCGTATTCGAGTGTGGACCCGTCCAGGTAGTCCTCGCCATTCAGGGTCAACGTCAGGCTAATCCCCGAGTCCGTGACGTATACGTAAGGCGTGGCGCTCGCATCCTGGATAACGAAGAAAATCTCACGGACCGGACCTGAAAAGTCAAGGTCAAAGGTCGTATCCGTGCCAAGCTGGAACGTATCATACTGGACCTGCTGAATCACATAGTCCAACCTGTGACTCGAAAACCAATTGACTTCGGGATCGGACAAGTACGCATACTCTATAATCATGGACGTGACGACAAACGAGGGCGGGGTGTACCAGTTGGTCGCGTTGACAAGCAAGGGCGTAAAGGTCCCGAACGTGACCCAAACTTCCACGTCATGGCGCCCGAGTGCACACACGGGCAAAGCAACCTCTGTATGACCATAAAAAAAGAACGGAAGATTCATGTAATACGTTCGACCGAGCGTCCCTTGGAGCTGGTACGCCGTACTCGTGTCGAGCTTGCCCGTGAGGAGGGTCAGACCCGGCTGATTCTCTTGGGGCACGTACAAGTCATTCATAATCTCAATCATCTCGCCCGTGAGTGTCTGAACAGACTGACCACCTATACGGAGCTCGGCCGATTGGATCAAGAAGGTCCCGACCGAGTCGACATACGAGTAGGAATTTGGCGACACGCCCGTCGATCCCACCACGGACAGGAACGTGTTTGCCGTCACGTTGGTCGTCACCTGGCCCGGCACGGACCCTACGAGACCCACCTGGATCTGATACACGTTGGTCGTAAGACTTGAACAGTTGGCCAAGAGGTCCAGAGCGTACGGGCCGACCGTACCGAGTGTCAAGGGCGTGCTCGCCACGAGATTCCATGGACCCGCGTCAGTCCCACTCGCAGACTGGTACAGAATCACATTCGACACGTAGGCATTACTCGTCTCGAAGTAACTCGTCAGACGATACTGTGAAGTGTTTGAAAACGTGAGGTTCCCTCCGGCCGTCACGTGAATGTGTCGAGACGACGCCCCAAACGCCCCGTAGGTCGAAAAATTCAGGGTCTTGAGACCGAGTGAAGTGTTCAGGGCCGCGGGTGCCGTGAAAAAGACTCCGTTTTGTTTGAAATCGTTTTGTTGTGTTGTGGTCCCATTCAGGGACCCTATACCCTCGACCATAAAGTACGAAGGGCTCACAAGCGACGTGGCACCCACGTCCGTAGTTCGCACGACCAGGGCATAGACGTTTGTGACCGGGTTCGAGACGTACACGGGCAAAGTGAACATGACTGTCGGTGACCTGTACTGATCCGTGGACCACTCCGAGACGATCGTCCCTTGATCCACGGACAAGATGGTCACCGAGCTCACATTCCCCGTTGTGGCCAAGAATCCGTGAAACAAAAAGGGACCTCCGGCCGTCATGTGAAACGTGTTGGATGTAGGGCTCGGCACAATCTGAGACGAAAAGTAATTCTGGGTCCAATTTGCAGCCAAATTGATCGTCTGGTTCACGAGAGTCAAGGGGGCTGCCAAGGTCCAGGTCTCGCTCATGTCCGTGATCAAGAGTTGGCCCGTCGTTCCGAGTACCAAGGGCGTGTTCGATTGTGTCTCGAGGTCTATGAAATAGTACTGGGTCGTGTCCGTCACGGTCAAGGGCACGACGACCCGTGGAGAGTTCTGGAGCGTCACGACATCGTACGTGTACACGGCCGAGTTCCAGGTCCAGGTCGAGCCTATAGGGTGTCCGTCACTTCCCCAGTAGCCTATACCCACGCGCGTCACGGGACCAGACAAAGGGGCAGAGAAAATGACTGCATACGTTCCAGGATAAGTAAACTTGAGAGCACCTCCGGGCGTCACGTTAAAATAATTCGTGTAGCCTTGTTGGGACGCAAAGAGACCCAGGTTTACAAACTGGGCCGTGAGACCGTTTGGTGACGTGTATGTCAAGGGTCCAAGAGACGCCCCGCCCGCAAACAAGAGGGTCGTGGTCTGGTTGAACGTGGCGCTCGGGTTGTACTGGAGCCAGCCCGACTGAACGAGCGTGAAATTCACGTACGAGTTGGACCCCGTGTTCGGAAATGTCCACGTCTGCGTGTTGCTCGTGTAGCTCGTAAAGGCGTGAGGGTCCAGGCCGAAAAACACCCCTACAGTCTGTGCATCTGCAATATTCAACGTGACGCTCGTGACACTCGGAACAAAGTAAAACTGTTCGGCACTCGGATCGTACCCAAGGACTGATGAAAGACCCCCGGCCCACGAAGGCGTCCCAAGGACCGTCGTCGTGAAATAGTAGTCGAGTGTACCAGGCGAGACGGACAGGGCCGTGCTCGATCCATTCACGTACAGGTACGGGACGGGCCTTTGGACGTTTGCAGGTACGGGCCACTCGTACTGCGTCGAGTACGGAAAGAGCCCCGGGAGCGTCACGGCGAGCGTCATGGACTGAATCGCATCCCCTTTGTACGGAACTCGACAGATTCCCTGACCGCCCCAAATAATCTGTTGATTTTCGAATGGAATATTGAAAGCCTGAATACTGAATGGCGTGTGGCGCCTGTACACGCCCCGGAAGTACGTCACGGAGGGTTTCCCCGAGAGGTACACATCTTGCATACCCAGAGCCGCGAGTTGGATACCACTCGCGCTCATCCTAATAAGTCGCCCTGAAAAAAAGAAGGGGCCCCGGACGGCGCGCTCACAGAGAATTCATAAAGTCTACACAAGTCCTAGAATGAATATCCAGCTCAGGAAATTCGACCCGTCGAAAATGGCCGATGATAAGGTGTGTGTTTTCATCGGAAAGCGTGGAACGGGCAAGTCAACACTCGTTACAGACATTCTGTGGAACAAGCGTCACTTGCCAGCCGGTATCGCCATGTCGGGCACGGAGGAGGGCAATGGACACTACAAACAGTTTATTCCGGACCTTTTCGTCTACTCGGACTATAACAAGGCGGCTATAGAGAAAATCATAGAGCGCCAAAAGAGGAACCTTGCGCTCGGAAAAGCCAGTCCAGTTTTTATACTTATGGACGACTGTATGTATGATAGGTCTTTCATGCGCGACACGGCCATCCGCCAGCTCTTTATGAATGGGCGCCACTGGAAGATTTTCTTTATGATGACGACCCAGTACTGTATGGATATGACCCCTATGATTCGGACCAACGTGGACTATGTCTTTGTACTTCGAGACAACGTTCGGCAGAATCGTGAGAACCTCTACAAGGCTTTTTTTGGAGTCTTCCCGACCTTTGATCAGTTTTGCCAGGTCATGGACGCCTGTACAGAAAACTACGAGTGTCTGGTCCTTGACAATACCTCCAAGAGTAATGAAGTTTCAAATTGTGTTTTTTGGTACAAGGCGGCTATTCGGAAGAACTTTCGAGTCGGGTCACCGTCACTTTGGCAGTACCATCAGAGATACTACAACCCGAAGCATGCACAGACGGCCCCGGGCCAGACACTCGCGAGAAAGCCAGGTTCAGGGACGGTAGAAGTGAAGAAGTTGAGGTGAA